ATCTTCTTCTAACTTGGCCTCCACCATTGTACATTCCACCAGGAGCAGTTAATCCAATTGGATTTACAGGTCCTCCAGGAGCATTCAAACTTTGTCCCGCAAAAGATGCTCCAAGTTTCTGATACCAAGGAGATTCTTTACTTTTCAGTGTCTTATCTATTTCTTCTTGAGATTTTTGCGTAAGGGGTTTCATCCTTTCAGATTCTTTTATCTTCGCGGCCGCGGCAGATGTAGCAACTACAGCAGCAAATACTTTAGGATTTGCCAACATAAATTTTGTAATCTGTGGCACCCAAGTTCTCAACAATGTAAGAGTGGTGCGAACAAGTTTACCAAGAGGGGTTAAAAATAATCCAGCAGCAAATGCTAAAGATGGCCACCAATCTTTTAAGAATCTTCCCAGTATTTTAATCTTTCTTTCATTTGCAGGATCAGCAAACCACTTTAAAACTTTATCAACAAAATATCCAAGTAAAGTAAACTGAATAAATCTCATGATTCTATCCAGAATACTTTGAAAAGGAGCAACTATTTTCTTAACAAGTGCTGCTGCTTTTTTAATTGGTTTTTCTAGTTCTGCTTCTCTCTTTGTTCTTCTTCTTTGTTCGTCTAACTTTCGATCTTCTTCTGCTTTCTTTTTAGTAAGTTTGTTTTGATCGGTTAAACTTTTTAATATATTATCAATAGCTTGTTCGATACTTTTAATATCCTCAGAAGATTTTTCTACAGGTGTTTCTGGCGTCGGAATAACTGCTTTGGATGTAAGATAAAACTTTTCAGTAGATACCCGAATAGGTCCAGTTACTCCAATATTTTCTGAAGTTATCTTTTTTCTTTTAATTCTAAATCTACCAACATTTCCACGCACCCTTTTGAACTCATCAGTCAAAAGCATACTTTCTTCGGTTGATAACTTTTTATCAACCATTCTTGCTTCTGCTAACTTTTCACGAAGAAGAGTTAGATAAGTTCCATAGTCAATATCAAAAACTTCATCAAGTCCAAGTATTCTTAATATCCTTTCATCTACATTCTCATCAACAAGATCCTCTTCTCTGGTGCCTTCATACAAAGCAAGAGCGGATTCTTTTTTACCTTCCGCTCTTATACTTTCTAGTAGATCATCCAGTTCGTCAGGTCCCATTTTGTTGCTGCTTTGCTTTTTCTTCTTCTAAATGCGCTTTTAACAATTCAACATAAATGTCCCTTTCCCAGGGAATCATATTTTCAATCTCAGTTAATGAATATTTATGATACTGCATCAAGGAGAAATTAAGTTTAAAGTAACTCTCAAGGTCCATATGGACCAGTGCTATGCGAAAAAACTTGAGAGACCCTCCAGTACAACAGTACTTTCAACTTCAGTTTTTGGATTTTTGACTTTTACTTCATGAGAAAGTTTTGGCATCGTCTCAAAGAACTTTTCAATTTCTTTAAACTGGGACGAATTCATCTGCTCAAGAAAATCTATAAGCTCTTTTTTAGTGCAGTCAGATGCAGTCCAAACTTCTTCTTCATTGTAGATTTTGTCGATACATGCAGCAACAAGATCAAAAGATTGGTCCATTGAACTATCAGAACTAAAATCAAAGTTACTCTTAATAAACTGATCCAGAGATGGATACTTCATTTCCATCACAATAGAATCATCCACTTTAATTTTATTACTATGCTCATCTTGCTTCTGGACTTGAATGTCATCGATATTAATTTTCACAGGAACATAAGTTTCTCCATCATCAGGACAGATGATATTAACTTCAATTTCTTCTCCAACAGATTTTCCTCTGATGTTTAAGAAAAGAAATTCAATATCAAACGTAGGAAGAGTTTCTACTTTAATTCCTTTTGTACTGATACAAGATTTAATTACGTTTTTAATTGCAGTTGTAATCTCTTTTGTATTTTCACTTTCAAGTGCTAATACTAAAAGTTTTTCTTCCTTAACTAGAAAAGGTCTGTACTGAATTGTTTGTCCAGTTGAAGGTAGTTCCAACTCATATGTTGGCGTAGCGATCTTTGGTAAAGGCATAATATCCTATAGGAGTTTCAGTGTGATTATTTATTAAGCGACCGGAGATGTTGAAGTGGGACTGGTAATTAAATCATTAGCACCCAAACTCAAATCTTCAGTTAAACTTGAAGTTGGTATTGATTGAGAATTGATAATATATCTAGAATAAGTAAACGATACAGTACATTTTAATAATTGAGATGAGTCATATGATACTGGCATAGAATCAATACTGATTGGATATGCTTGAATAAAATTATATACTAAAGATTTTCCTGTGTGATCTTTCTCAAACTTATTAATATAGATTGTTTGTTGATATTTTTCTGGAAACCTAACCCTATATGAAAAATTGGGTTTATCCATTCCAGGACCAAATGCCGTAGAGTCAGTCCTTTGTTCATTTACGATGAAGGCAATCCAATTTTCAAAAAAGTAGAGTATTTCATAATTACTATCAACGTAGAAAGTAAAAGATGCCCTATCATCATACTGTCTTCTATACGCATGTCTTTCAGTTACACCAGTAAAATCATTATTAATTTCATGTGTCGCTAGAGATGAACCTGGCAATACTGCTTCTGAACAAGAAAGTGATATTAATGAATTTTGACTGGAAGTATAATTTCCAAGTCCAGCAGATTTCCTTTGTCCCAACCAAGTAGAAACTGCACTTGGAGGTTCAAACCAACATTCATAGTTCGATGTTAATGCTGGTTGAAGAATAGATGCTTTTAAATCTGCTACTGTCTTTTTTGATGGTGCTGGGGCAACCATATGTCTATAAATATTTTTGCTTATATATTATGTAGACAAGGTATGGGAGAAAGTTTAAAGAGTAGGTACAAACCATCCTTCCCTAAAAAGTATAAAGGTGATCCTAATAATATAATTTGTAGAAGCAGTTGGGAACGTAAATTTTGCCACTGGTGCGATCTGAATGAAAATGTTTTGGAATGGGGATCGGAAGAATTTTGGATTCCATATCGCTCACCAGTTGATAATAAGGTTCATAGATACTTTCCTGATTTCATTATTAAGGTAAAAGAACAGAATGGTGAAATTAAAACCTATGTAATTGAAGTGAAACCAAAAAGACAAACAATGGAACCAAAAGTTCCAAAGAGAAAAACAAAATCTTGGTTGTATGAAATGAAAACCTATGCAGTCAACCAAGCAAAGTGGAAAGCAGCTCAAGAGTTCTGTGCTGATAGATTAATCGAATTCAAGGTTATCACAGAAGATCACTTAGGTATCAAGTAATGGCAGAAGGTTTTGGAAAAGATATTAAAACCTCATCACCAAGAGTATCAGAACTCAAAAGAAGAATATCTGGATTGACTGATTCAGAATCCATTATGCTTGAAATTATGGATGTCTTTCGTGAAACTGAATTTATACCAGATGTTGGAAAATATTATACCTTTATATACATACCTAAAACACAAGGAATTGATTTTGATCAGTTTCCACTAATTGCTTGCACTGATATTCAAAGATGGGGATTCAAAGGATTGAATTTCCATTGGGGAACTGTCAGAAACTATACTTGGTTAGAAGTAGCAGGAAAACTTCATACAATTAAAAATAATGAGATTGACTATCTTCGTTCTGTTCGTTATGCAAGGTTTATGAAATCATAACTAAATAGATAAAAAACAGTTATAAATGTCTCATACTCTACAAAAATTTGAGATAATTAATCCTCTTGCAACTGGGGAGGATTTCTGATGGCAGACGCAGTAGTAATAGGAACTTTTAGTGTCAGTGATAGTGACGGGAAAAGTTATAGATATCAAACGGAATTAGATAAAGATACCGGAGCAACGGTAACGTATGACATTACAGATCCAAATAAGAAGACAGCGGTTTTAAGAAATGACCCCATAACGTCAAATGGAGAAAAGCAATATATAACTCAGTTCGTGGGAGATCCTGATGGACCCACGGGAACATTTTTAACTGAAAAGGTAGCACCACAAACAGATCAAGTGCGAACAGATTGGTATAATGATAATGGAC